AGTACGTTGAAGATCACCTGACCAAGAAGCTCAAGCTGAATCACGGCGAGCTGCCCCGGTACTATGTCGAGGATTGCCACCCGGCCATCGTCTCCCGCGATACATACAGACTTGCACAGGCTTTGGTGGAGTTCAATTTCCGGCGCAACAACATTAGCCCCAACGCACCGGTGTTCTCCGCTTTGACTGGCATGATTGTTTGTACCAAGTGCGGCAAGCATTACCGGCGCAGAACCAGTGCCTATGAAGAAGCATGGAACTGTGCGACCTATCTGAACTTCGGTAAAGCGGCCTGCCACACCAAGAAGATCCCTGAAGATATCCTGATGAGCATTACGGCCTCCGTTCTGGGGATTCCCGCCTTCGATCCTGATGTGTTCCTTGACAAGATCAAGGAAATACAGGTTCCTTGCTTCAACCACCTGGTATTCGTCTTCAAGGACGGACGAGTGGTCGAACGCGAATGGCAGGATAAGTCCCGCAGCGCATCTTGGACGGTTGAAATGCGCAGGAAGGCAGCTGAAACGACAGCAAGGAGGTACGCAGTATGAGTGAGGCAAGGGCCACCAGCACGCCCCGCATAACCGTTCTTCCCGCTACCCGAAACCGGTTCACGGCCATGCCCATCGCTTCAACGAGGAAACGCCGGGTCGCCGCCTACGCCCGCGTTTCCACGGATAGCGAAGAACAGATGACCAGTTACGTTGCGCAGGTTTCTTACTACACCGAATACATCCAGCGCAACACTGAATGGGAGTTCGTCAAGGTCTACACCGATGAAGGTATCACCGGCACGAACACGAAGAAGCGTGATGGTTTTAACCAAATGGTCGAGGATGCGCTGAACGGGCAGATTGACCTGATCGTTACCAAGTCCGTTTCCCGTTTTGCCCGTAACACGGTGGATTCCTTGACCACCGTTCGCAAGCTCAAAGAACGCGGCGTTGAGGTTTACTTCGAAAAGGAGAACATCTACACCCTGGATTCTAAGGGTGAGCTGCTTATCACCATCATGTCCTCTCTGGCGCAGGAAGAAAGCCGATCCATTTCGGAAAACGTGACCTGGGGCCAGCGCAAGCGCTTTGCGGACGGCAAGGTGAGCATGCCTTACAGCAGCTTCCTGGGTTACCGCAGAGGCGAGAATGGCGAGCCAGAGGTCGTGCCTGAGGAAGCAGAGATTGTCCTGCGCATCTACCGGCTTTTCCTTTCTGGGCAGACGCCGCATGGCATCAAGCGCATCCTTGAAGAGGACGGCATCCTTTCGCCGGGTGGCAAGCAGACCTGGACGACCACGACCATCCTCAGCATCCTGACCAATGAGAAGTACAAGGGTGACGCGCTGCTGCAAAAGACATTCTGCACCGACTTCCTGACAAAGAAGATGAAGGTCAACGAAGGCGAGGTTCCGCAGTACTACGTGGAAAACAGCCATCCGGCAATCGTCACCAAGGAGATGTTCGAAGAAGTTCAGCAAGAGCTGGCTCGGCGAAAAGCGCAAGGCCGCAACCATCGCGGCACAAGCTGCTTCGCGGGCAAGCTGGTCTGCGAATGCTGCGGCCAGCTCTACGGCAGCAAAGTATGGCATTCGACGGACAAGTACCGCAAGGTCATCTGGCGCTGCAACCTGAAGTACAAGGGTGCAGAGAAATGCGCCACGCCGCACATCACGGAAGCCGAGCTGGGCAGCCGCTTCGTCGAGGCTTACAATCGGCTGCTGGATGACCGGACGTTCATCCTCGAGGATGGCGAAGCGATCATCAACCTTCTGGCTGACACGACGGACTACGACAAGGACATCCTGGAGGTTGACACCGAACTGAAGATTGTCCATAGCATGCTGGAGACAGCCATTTCCCGAAATGCAACAACCGCACAGAATCAGGCTGAATACCAGGCTCACTTCCAGGCGCTGGCTGAGCGTTTTGAGAAAGCACGCGAACACCGACAGCAGCTTAAAGATAAGCGTGATCAGCGCAAAGCGCAGCACGACATGCTCAAGCGCTTCTTCGATAAGCTCCGATCCGGTGCGGTCATCACGGAGTTTTCCCCAGAGCTGTGGATGGCTACAGTGGATAAGGTGACCATGCGAGTAAACGGCGAGAGCTGCTTCCGCTTCAAGAATGGTACCGAAATCACGGTATAAGCCTAAAAGCCAAAAGAGCCTGCTTCTACGATACATCATCGTGGCAGCAGGCCCTTTTTCTCGTTTTGGTGATATGCCTATTCTCCGTAGTTTTCCTTGTACCAGCGTTCCTTTTTCCTGACTTCCCGCATGATCCTGTTGATAGCATAATCCGAATACTTCTTGGCAGCATTCAAAAAGTCGACAATCATGTAGCCGTAAACAATATGGTCATAACCGTTGTACCAGATCCCGTGGGTGCTGTTTTCATCCGGCTCAATGGGCTGATCGTATGAGATGAAAAGCAGGTCATCCTTATGCACATGGTTCGTCGTGTAATTGGGCTTGTACAGAAGGTATTTGACACCCTTCGCTGACACATAGCCATTCTGCCCATAGATGAATCCGTACACATACCATTCGGGGAGATCGGCAGGTTTGAGCTTGGTACGATAAATGCCCTTGGCGTAGAGGTACCCTTCCGGATCAGGTTCATATTCATGAGATGTCGAGTTGCGTCGCAGTGGTAGGTATAATGTCGATGCAAACCTCTTCATGGGAAACCTCACTCTTCGTACTGATCTTCCTGGTCAACGAGAGAGGTGAAAGAGAGCTGATCAGGATTTCCATCATGCTCCGGCAGCTCGCCATCGTCGGTTTCCGGTTCTTCCTCCGCAACTTCGTAGTCGGCATCGTCCTTGGAGTTATAGAGCTTATTGAGCCTGAGCGGGTATTTGGTGCGTTTGTTGTAGGTTTGCAGCATAACCTCCGCAAAGCCTAAAGAACCGTTATGACGCTCCTTAGCATTGCGTGTGATTTCCTTTGCCGATACCCGGCCCAGGCGCTCGACAAACTGGTCGATCTTGAGCAAATCACCGTAGGATACCAGGAGCTTGGCGATGCCCTTTATCATATTGGCAGCCAAGGAATAAGGATCACCCTGCCATGTGGCAACTGCAATATACAGAGTTGTTTCCAATACGTTGACACCGTGCTTGTTGAAGATGGACTCCAATGCCGAAATCGCGCAGATAGACCCAGGAGTCTTGTTTGAGCTTGTAATCACAAGTCCCAAGGACTCAACAACTGCCTTGATGGTGAGTTGAACCTCATTTTGCGCTTCAATGTTCGCCATGAATATCTCATACGGAGATAGTGTCTTGATGAACTTCTGCTGCCTGGCAAAGATGTCTGCCTCATCACCATAATCAAGATCCTGATAAACCATGCACCACACGGGCGTATCACGGGAACCAGACACTCGGGCGACCGTTTCAGCGGTATGCTGACCGTTGAATACATAGTTGATGCCATTACGGCGGCTTACTTTTACCGGGTTGATCTGGTGCAAATCAAAGTTATCCGCAGTTCGGCTGACATGGGAGTGTGAAAGGTTACGCTGGTAGGCTTGGTTCGATACGAGGTTCTTGATGGGGATTTTCTCGAATGTGACATCCGGTACGAACTGGCTGTAGTCTTCTTGCATTTTCATTCCTCCTGCATGCTGGAAAACAGCGCGTCTATGGTCGATTGAAGCGAAGCCAGTTCTTTGCGCAAGTATTCTTTCGCAGAAGAAGAAACGATCTGCATATCAGCAGATGAACGTACCCTCTCCATGGATGTGCGCCATGAGGGAATCGTTAGCGTAAGACTGGCGACCTCAGCATCAGGGTCAAAAGTAGGCATGTTCTTGACCGTCTGGCGGCGATATTCAGGAATGTCATCCAGCGGTTTCTGCTCTTTTTGTGCATGCTCCCGGAGAAGCGCATCAACTATTTTTCCCCGGCTCAAATGAAACTCGGTGTCGGAAGGTATCACCGCCGTAACAGCTTTCAGTTCCCGATCGGTCAGCTGTCCCATCTCGATCAGGTTATCCTGGCCAATACGAACAGTTCCGGATAGGATTTGTGGAACGATGCGCGGGGCCACAGACGCAACACGGTCAACCGCCTGCGCATATCGTCCATACTTCTCAACGGTCGCATGCGACATTTGGTACTCGTTACCGATCACTCCTGATGCTCCGTACTTATATTCGGAATTTCGAGCTTTCCCCAACATTTTGGGGGAAACCTCATTCCTAGCCACGGAGTGCTGGTTTCTGCCTGAAGCGTTTCGTGCGCCGATTCGCTTCTCTGCTTCATAGCGTTTACCGATCAGATACCGACGCGTCTCTTCGGTGATGTTCCGTCTTGCCATTTGAGCGGTGCAGATCCAAGCAATGGCCTCATCACGGCTATCCATCTGGAGATTGCGTACCTGAAAGGGGAGGTCATGCTTCACACAGATCGCATATCGATTGTGGCCATCGAGAATGACACCATTCCATGTTACGATGGCATCTCTACATCCTTCACGCAGAATGCTTTCTTCCAGCAGTTCCATCTCTTTTTCGCTGAGTGGTGGTACAAAGCGCTCGAACTCTGGATCACGGATCAGCTTAAACTTCATGCATCTCTCTTCCTATCTGCGTCTATCACCAATATCCCTCCTGCTGAACGAATGGCATCGTCCAGTTTGAAAACGAGGAGCTGCTCACCAGCTTGTGCAGATGCAAATAGCTTATAGCCATTACCGTTCTTCCAATCGGTGTGCTGCTGCAACTGTTCACAGAACGGTACGGAGCAGATCTCATAGCATTGCTTGGACTTCATTACGTGCTCAGGGACGCGATGTCGCCGGGAGTCATCCTGCCCACACACTTCCAACCCCATGGTACGCGTCTCAGGATTGATGAGAAGCCTCACGAAGCTCGGACTGCCAAGGCTTCTGAGGGTATGCTTCGGAATGCGAATCCTGTGTTTCGTCATGTCTACCAGTATCCAGGGCATTGTCTTCGGATTGAACATTTGCTACCTCCTCAGTATTGTCATTCGACGGGGAGGCCTGATGCTTTTGTTCTTTCACGCCAATCAAGGCATACCCGTCGAAAATGTTGATCTGCAGAGCCTGCTGATGTTCCTCAACCGGCATGCCGAAATGATCCTTCCAGCTGTCCAGGTACGCAGGCTTGCGGGCAGTCTTTCGCTTTTCATTGCCATTCTCATCAATCTGAATGGTTCTCGTATAAATCTCCGGGGAATTCAAGTCAAAGACAAACAGGTACTGGCCTTGACTGCGAATGAGCTTGCCGATGACTTTATAGCGGTGCTTGGGATCCCAGCCCATCATGGTCATGACCTTGCCAAAGAATAGCGGGCAAACCACCTTTTTTGTCTTTCGTCTGGCTGTGCACCACGCAAAAGAGTCCTTCACATCCTCGCTGCAAGGCCGGACGGCTAGTTTCTTTTCTTCCTGGTTGACCAGCACTTGAACATATTCGGTATCAGGTGACTTCTTCAGACAAGCCGCATTGACGGAGAAGCGGTTATCACAGAAGGTGATGGACGGTTCGTTGATGTGCGAGAAATACTCACCGCGAACCACCTGATAACCCTCGTAGGTGAACTGGGTATCCTCCTGGACTTCCTGCTCAACGGGCCTTGCCTTTTCTTGGGCCACGTTGGCCCCTGTCGGCGCGACAACCTGCGGCTTGGGCGTTTCCTCGACCTGGGCCGGTACGAAGCCCTGTGGGGGCAACGTGGGCGCGACACGGGGCGGCGGTTGAAGAGGAGGCAGAATACCGTTAAAAGGAGACGGGCCTGCGTAGTTACTCATTGGTTACCTCCTGCTGTTGAATCGTAGATAGAATACTGTTGATTCCGTCAACCAGAGCTTCGGGGGAGCTGCGCTGTGCTTCTTCCTGGGTTTGATAAGCCTTGCCTGGTTGCGTAACATCCCACATGCCATCTCTATCAATTGCTGCGACTTCTCTGGATTGTTCATGTTCATACGCCTCGGCACCAAAGCTATCAACCCATGTTGCGGGATAAGCCACCACGGATCGCTTTCCGCGAGATGTAATCGGTGTTGTGTCCTTATCAAACAATGGGAAAGGCTGCTTCCAATCCGTCCCATCAGGGCCACTCTGGTTAATGGGAATCAGAACTTCGGTTTCATGCAGGTCAAACATGAGGATCGTTTCATTGCCGCGTTGGCGACGGACACCTCTGATCCGGTACTTGTTTTCTGGTTTCCAACCAAGAATCTCATACATGACTGGCATGAAAGCCGAACCATTTACTTTTCTCAGCCTGCACCATGTTGGGTAAATTGTTGCCCAGAAGATGGCATGCTGATCCTCTTTGACAATCGGCCTAACCGCAAACAGGTGGTTGACTGGATCAAATAGGAATTCCACGGTCGGCGCATCATTCAGCTTTCGCACACATGATTTTGTAAACTGAACTTCCGAACGGGAAAAGGTAACTGCAAGATCGGAGCTGCTAGAGAAGAATTGAACACGTGCAATCTCATAACCGCGCAGATCAAAGTCCCCTGCCTGAACAGGGCGATCTTGGAATTCCAAGTTGGTCACTTGATCTTCTTCCAGGACATTGGATATGGCATCGTAGTAGTCCTGAGCCTTGAAGCCCGACCATCTGGGATTGAGTTCAACAAACCCTTTCAAGGCACCGTTTTCAATGACATGGACATATGGTAAAAGGCCACGATGGCCATACTTTGCATTTGTGATCATCCGACGTGCCGTAAGGAAATCATCTCGAGTGATGATTGGGTCGTGATGATCCTTGCGGTAATACTGGTTACGGTTTTGCCGGTTTTTCTTAGACCGATGATCCAGGTAGTTGGGCGTATACGTTTTTCTTGCCAGAACATCGCCGCAATACCGTTCGTTTTGAAGGATGTTCATGACCGTACTATATGACCATTTCAGATTGCCGAGTTTTGTGCGTCGACCAAGCTTCATGAGTGTCTCAGCAATCACCGACGCACTATACCCGTAGAGATACATGAAAAAGATAAGCCGGACGGTGAGCGCTTCGTCCTCGTTGATGACCAGATTACCTTCATCGTCCTTGTCGTAGCCCAGCAGTTCCGGGGTGAGGAAAATGCCGCGTGAGAAGCGCATTTCAATGGAGGCGTTCATGATCTCACTCTTGGTATGGGATTCCTCCTGAGCCAGCGTTGAAATAAATGATAGGCTCATCTCACTGTTACTGTTCAGCGTGAAGATGTTTTCTGTCTCAAAGAAGACACCAACCGGGTTAGGCAGCGCAGCCAGCTCTCGCACCTTTCCAATGCAGTCCAGTACATTACGAGCAAATCGCGATACGCTCTTGGTGACAATCAGGTCGATCTCTCCAGCTTCGCAAGCAGCGATCATCTTAATGAACTCATCTCTGTGCTGCAGGGATGTTCCTGAAATACCTTCATCAGCATAAATGTGAACGAGGTTCCAGCCTTCATGACGCGAAACCATATCCTGATAATGATTCTTCTGCAATTCGTAAGAGGAGGTCTGGTTGGGATCACCGGTAGATACACGGGCATATACGGCAACACGCTTCATGCGTGTATCATCATGGAAATCCGGTGG